GGGAACAATCCCAACATCTTGCGTTTGTTCACGCGGATCGGTAAGGCTATGGGCGAAGGATCAACCATCCTGCCCGGTTCGGGTACGGGTCGCGTGTCCGACGCACAGGCACTATACCCGAACATGAAGTAGCGTCCGGGGGGACAAAGTAGCTCTGAAGCCTCACGCAGCATTCGTGAGGTTATGAAAATGGCAGTCGTCGGTTCCCTGGTCATGACGCTCGCGGATGTGAGCAAGACCCTCGATCCCAACGGATCGGTCGCTCGCATCATCGAAATCCTGAACCAGCAGAACGAGATGCTGGAAGATATCCTGTGGATGGAGTGCAACGGCGGCGACACGCACACGTCAGCCATTCGCACGGGCCTCCCTGCCGGTACGTGGCGCATGCTTTACCAGGGCGTCCAGCCCGCCAAGACCACGCGCGCGCAGGTCAAGGATACGGTCGGCATGCTGGAGAACTACTCCGAGCCCGACAAGAAGCTCATCGACCTCGCCAAGGATGGCGCGGCGCTCCGCCTCTCGGAAGCGCGCGGCATTATGGAGGGCATGAACCAGCAGATGCAGCAGGCGTTCCTCTACGGCAACCAGAACGTTGTGCCGCAGATGTTCACCGGCTTCTCCCCCCGCTACAACTCGCTGTCGGCGGGCACGGGCGTGAACATCATCGACGCGGGCGGCACCGGCCTCGACAACACGTCGATCTGGTACGTGGTCTGGGGCGAGGACACTTGTTTCGGCCTCTACCCGCGCGGCGTCCCCGGCGGCCTCAAGCACCGCGACCTGGGCGAGGACACCAAGACCCTCAGCGACGGGTCGATGTATCAGGTGCTCCGCGACCACTTCGAGTGGTCCGCTGGCATGGCGCTCCGCGACTGGCGCTACGTCGTCCGCATCGCGAACATCGACGTGTCCGACCTCACGAACGACGTCACGAAGCTGAAGGCGCTCGTCGGCCTGATGATCCAGGCGTCCGAGGTGATCCGCTCGTCCGGCATGGGCCGCGCCGCGTGGTACATGAACCGCAACACGGCCTCGAAGCTGCGCACCGCGATCCTCGAAAAGGTGGGTCTCAACCTTACCTGGGAGACCGTGGCCGGCAAGAAGGTGATGATGTTCGACGGCGTCCCGATCCGGCGCGTCGAGCAGATGCTGAATACCGAGGCGCGCGTCGTATAGCGCCTCGCGGGACACGGGTTGAAATAACGCCCCCCAGCCGGGGAAGGGCCGGCGCCCTATCATTCTCGCGAGGCTCGCATGTCGGATCAGCACCAGGGTTTACCGGTCTCAGGTTACAACCCTCAGTCCACCGATAAGGTGGAAATCGTCAACGCGAACAAAGCCCTGGAGGAGCGCTGTTTGCGCGCCGCCGAGGCGATCCGCGACACGGAAGGCATGGACGGTCGCATGGCCGCCCTCGCCATCACGGGGCTGCAACAGTCCTTTATGTGGCTCAACCGGGCCGTCTTCCAGCCGGGACGCGTTGCCCTGCCGGAAGATGCCGAGTAATCAACCCCGTCGCGAGGCTCGCACGCCATGATCCTTTCCAAGCAGGACGAATTCTCCGACCGTCAGGTCATCACCGCCACCGCCGCATCGGTGAACCAACTCGACATGGGCCCGCCGGCCTATACCGGGAACAGCGTCGGCACGGATCGCGGCGGCCAGATTTTCTTCGACGTGTTCACCGACTTCACGGCGGCAGGCGCGGCGACGCTCACGGTGTCCGTGCGCTCGGCCGACACGGCCGACATGGTCACGGGCGTCGTCATCCACTCGACATCCGCACCGATCCCGGTCGCGTCCCTGAAAAAGGGCGTTTCGCTCCGCTCGCAGAACCTCTTGGCCCGCGTGCCCGAGAACGCCAAGCGCTACGTGGACCTCGTCTACACGGTCGCCAACGGCCCGTTCACGGCCGGTGCGCTCTCGGCCCGTCTGACCAACGGCCTGCCCAACAGCGTCGGCGCCTAAGCGCCCACGCCGCCCGAACCCGCCGCCCTGCCGGCTCAGACCTGAAGGAACGCCACCATGGACCCGAAGCAGAAGCAGGCGGACGAGGCCCGCGCCAAGGCCCGCGAGGCAGCCGAGAAGTCCGGCGTCCAGGCGGCGAAGACGCAGGGCAAGGACGAGCGCGGCGCCGAGGAACAGGCCATCGGCGCGCGGCAGGACCCGGAAGACCTCGCTCGCGACACCGCTGCCATGCAGGGGCGTTCCGGCGTCGAGGGCCTGGACCCGAGCGAGCCGAAGGACACGCTGCTCGCCAGCCCCGGCGCACAGTTCGACCCGGCCGCCGTCGCCCGCACGCCCGGCACCGGCATCACGTCCGCGCCGCTCGGCCAGCCGGTTCCGTTGTCGCTCACGTCGAACCAGCGCACCCCGGACCCGTACGAGTTCGAGGACGGCGAGAGCACGGTCTGGGGCAAGGACGAGCGCACCGGCAAGGTGATCCGGCCCCGCACCTACCCCGAACTTGAGAACCAAGACGTGCTGGTGATCAAGTCCGCGTACTATCAGGACGCGATCCGGAACGAGGGCGAGATCATTCGCGGCTACAGCGGCCCGCTGGCGTCGTGGATGCAGCCGCTGGACGGGCGGGGCCAGCCCGTGCCGCGCAACCGCTTCAAGGTCGCCTGAGGCCGGCGCGACCGGCACGGGAGAAAAACGAACGAGGGCGAGACGTGGCAGCTTCCGATATCGAAATCTGCAACCTCGCCCTCGGGCATCTCCGCCAGAACACCATTACCGGTTTCGGCAACCAGAGCCCGGCTGCCAAGCAGTGCGCCATCTTCTACCGGCAGGCCATCGACACGGCGATCCGCGCCTTCGACTGGCCGTTCGCCCGCTCCTACGCCGCCGGCATCCGCGCTGACGTGGCGTGCCCGCCGGGCTGGAGCTACGCCTACGAGACCCCCGCCGATTGCCTGTGTCTGCGCGAGATCGCGCGGCCGAACCGGCTTGATCCCATCATCCCGTACCACATCGCGCGCGTGGCCGGCCGCTCGGTCGTGTTCACGAACTGCGCGACGCCCGTGTTCCGGTACTCGGCTCGCGTGACCGATGTCGCCGACTACGACGTGGCGTTCGTGGAGGCCGCCGCGTACACGCTCGCGATGGCGTTGGCGATGCCTCTCACGGGCAAGGTGTCGCTCGTGGATGCGATGCGCAAGCTTGCGGCCGGCGTCGTTGCGCAGGCCCAGGTGGACGCGGCGAACGAGGACACGAACGACATCGGTGACGACCCGGTGCCGGACTGGCTGAGCGTGCGCGGCATCCCGAACGTGACCCGCGAGGCGCGGGCACAAGGCGCGCTGTCGGGCTATGGCGGCCCGCTGCACGTTTTCTACCTGCCGAACGAGAGCGGAGCGCCCGCGCCGTCGATCCTGCCGCCTGCGCCGTCCCAGCTCGAAGCCGCATACATCCCGGGCTTGACCGCGCCGCCCGAGCCGCCCATGCCGATCCTGGGCAGTTCGGACTTCACCGTCGCGGTGGACGGCGGCGAGGAGGGTTACAACGGCCCTGCGGACAGCGAGCAGGAGTTCGAGGCGCTGATGGCGCTCATGGTGGACGGCGGGCAAGAGGGCTTTTCGTAGTGGCTGATATCACCCTCAACGAAATCCGGCTGCGGCGGTCCTTCGATCCGGGGTATCGGCCGGGGATGGCCGGGTCCAAGGCGCTGAAGCCTGGCGAGCCGTTCGTGAACTTCTCCGATGCGACGCTGTCCATCGGCACGCTGGACGGCGGGTACTTCGATCTCGGCGGTGGCACTGACGCTCGCGCGTTCGGTTTCGTCGGGGATGGCGACTACCATCCGCTGTCCGAGCGGTTCGCGACCCTTACCGCCGCCCAGGCCGTGTATCCGCGCGCCGAGGCGCTTTCGGACCAGATCGACGGGCTCGCGGTGCAAAAGGCCATCGACGCGGCATCGTCGTCGGGGCGAGGGGCGGCCCACGTCACCCTGCCGGCAGGGCAGTGGTATCTCACGCGCCGGCTCGTCTCGGACGGCAACATGCACGTCGCCGTGCGCGGTGCTGGGATCAAGGCCACGACCGCCGTGGTGCTTGGGAACAGCCCGTTCCTCGACGCCGGGTCGGGCTCGCCTATGCTGGGCACGGTGCAGCTTGACGACATGCAGATCGCGGCCGGCGCGGACAACCCCGGCACCGTGGCGCTGATCGTCAACAGCCTCGCCGTGCCGTCGATGCTCGGCGAGAACGTACAGTTCTTCGGCTGGAAGACCGTGCTGAACGGTATGAACATCACCGGCTCGCACTGCACGAAATGGCGCGCCTATTACGGGCCCGGCGTCCAGTCCGAGGCGAACCGTCTCACGAACGCGTATGTGTTCCGCCAGACGCGCGGATGCTTCCTGAACGTCTTCGACACGTTCCAGACGGAGGGATACGTCAACGCCTGCGACTACCTGAACACCTCGAACCCCGGATACGAGGGACAGTACTGGCCGAACCTGAACGTCAATTCGGGAACGAGCGTCGCCACCATCGCCTCGAACGTCGCCGGGTACGACGCGCCGCAGTGGGTGTTCACAGACATTGAAATTGAGGTGTCGCGTCAGTGGTTTGATCTGCGCAACATTTCGAGCTTCACCTGTGAAGTGGACTTCGCGCTGACGAGCGGCGCGGCTACAGGGTTCAGCCTGTTCAACATGGTCGATGTCGTCGGGGCGGAGATCACGCTTCGCCATTTCAAATCCTTCAGCTTCCCGAACTACGTCTTCAACCTGATTTCGGGCAACACCGGGATCAATATGACGGTCGGCACCCTGCGCGTCGTCGGCGGCAAGGTCTCGGCCGGTCTGGTGTTCTTCGGCGCTGGGAACACGCGCTGCATCGAGAACGGCCTCGTGCAGCTGATCGGCTGGGACTACACGGTTCCGTTCGCGGCCGGTCCGGCGCAGCGCTTGGGCGGGAACGTGAGCGTCCACGCGGTGAAGTATCTGGCGGGTGTCGCCGGGTTCAAGGCGTCGGTGGAGCCGCGCGGGGCCGAGACGACGGTCTCGCTCGTCGGCAGCAAGGCCGGCTCGACCACGAACGCGAACGGCGACTTTCCACTGACGTGGGGCAACGGCATCTTCTCGGCCGCGCCGATCATCCTGCCCACTGCCGGCGACGCGAGCGTGCCCATTGAGCCCGTGGGGACGGTGTCGGCGACGGCGGCGGGCGGCGTTGTGCGTTGCCAGGGCGCCGGATCGGGCGCCGCCCGGCGGATCAACTTCCTCGCGGTCGGGTCCTGATATGCCGAAGAAGCTTCAGGCGTCGTTCACGGGCGGCGAACTCGACCCCAAGCTCCACGCTCGCGTCGATCTGGCGAAGTACGCGACGGGCGCGGCCAAACTCACGAACTGGATCGTGCACCCCTACGGCGGCGCGTCGAACCGGCCGGGGCTTGAGTTCGTGGCGGCGTGCGGCGGGTCGGCCACGACGGTGCGGCTCGTGGAGTTTCAGCTGTCCCCGAACGATACGTGCGTTCTGGAGTTCGGCGACGGCTATATGCGCGTGCTGCGCCAGGGCGCGCTCATCATGAAGAACGGGCAGCCCTACGCGCTTGAGACGCCGTACAGCGCGGAGATGGTGAAGGGTCTGCGGTTCGAGCAATCGAATGATGTCCTGAAGATCACCACGCAGTTGAACAAGCCGCAGAACCTGTCCCGGTTCGCGAACGACGACTGGCGGTTTTCGGACATCGTCGTCACGCCGCAGATCGCGGCGCCGACCGATCTCATCGGCAAGGCGAACGACCGGCCCCTGGCGACGGACGGAAGCGAGGCGCGCTACAACGCACCAAGCACGTACACGGTAACGTCCATCGACGCCCAGACCGGGCGGGAGAGTGCCCCGTCGTCGTACGTCACCATCCTGAACGACCTGTCCCTGCGCGGGTTCAACAACGAGATCGCGTTCACGAAGGTCGAAGGCGCGAGCGCGTACAACCTGTACAAGCAGGACAAGACGATCTTCGGTCTCATCGGCACGCTGTATCAGGACCAGCCGCCGGGCGAGGACGGTCGGATCGCGTATCAGGACGCGAACGTGACGCCCGATACCTCGAACGGCGTCCCGAAGCAGAACGACCCGTTCAACGGACCGGGCAACTGGCCGCGCGCCTCAGCGTACTTCCAGCAGCGTGTCGTGCTGGGCGGGCCCGCGAGCAAGCCGAACCGGATCAACCTCTCGCAGTCCGGCGACTTCGACAACTTCAACACGTCGTTCCCGACGCGGGACAGCGATGCGATCACGTTCGCACTCGCCGCCCGCCAGCGCCAGGACGTGCTTTTCTTCATCGCCGTCGAGGACCTGATCGTCTTCACTACGTCGGGTGAGTGGCGCGTGCGCGGGAACGACCAGGGCTCGATCACGCCCAACGCCGTCGATGCCCGTCAGCAGTCGTCGTACGGCTGCGCCGAGAATGTGCAGCCGTTGATCGTTCAAGACGACATCGTGTTCGTCCAGGCGAAGGGCCAGACGGTTCGGTCGATTGCGTACGATTTCGGGCAGAACAAGTACCGGGGCGTGAACCTGTCCCTGCTTGCCGGCCACCTGTTCGAGGGGCGCACCATCGTCCAGATGGCGTACGCGCAAGTGCCTCATTCGACCATGATGTTCATCATGAGCGATGGTGGGGCGCTGTCGTTCACCTATCTGAAGGACGAAGAAGTGTGGGCGTGGTCTCCTCACGTCACGGACGGCGTGTTCGAAAGCGTCGCTGCCGTAGCTGAAGGTGAGGAGGACGTGTTCTATTTCGTCGTTCGCCGAACGGTCCAGGGCCAGCAGGTTCGGTACATTGAGCGCCGCCGGTCGCGCCGGATGGACAACGTCGGCCAGTCGTTCTTCGTGGACAGCGGGTTGCAGTACGTGGGTCCGACGACGCAGAGCGTTTCGGGCATGGGGCACCTTGAGGGCCGGCAGGTCGCCGGGACCGTGAATGGCCGCGTCGTCCAGGGGCTCACCGTCGCGAATGGCCGCGTCGATCTGCCGTTCGCTGGCGAGGCGATCGCGCTCGGGCTGTACTATGGCTCCGAGCTTGAGACGCTTGATCTCGACGTGGGGAACGTCTCCCTGAACGGCGAACTGCGGAACATCCAGAAGATCGTCGTTCACGTCGAGAAGACGACCGGCCTACTCCACACGGCGACCGGGAACGACGGCCTGTAC